ACTAAAAGCTGGGACTCCTACAACAAAACGAACTCTTGAACCTGCAAAAACAGGGATATTTAAATCAGACATACGCCAAGCACCACCGTTTACTCTTCTTATTGAAGCATCTGGAAACCATGTTAGAATATTTTCACCTGTATTATATGCCAGCGGTGGGTTTTGTAAGTCGCCTGACATAATAAAAGATCCTGCGCTAGATCCCCAAAGATGGACTTCACTATTGCGAACAAAAGTATCACCTGTGTTTAGTGGGTTATCTACAATAATCCACATCTGCAAATCGTTTGCCCACTCTTCTGATGGTGTGTAATAAAACTGGTTGTTAAACCATGCTTGTGGTCCACCATCCTCAGTAAAATCTGAATCAAATAAACCAAAAACAGTAAAGTCGTTTATTATTGTTGGCTTAGAAAAATACTTTGATGTTGTCCAAAACCATCCCATATCATATTCAGCACCAGATGGGAATCCACTACCTTGTTGTGAGTTGGTATTGGGTGAGAACCTTGATGCACCTTTAAATCTAAAAGGGTTATTTGGATTAGTTTCGTCTAAATCATGTGGCATCTCTGAACGAATAGCTAAGATCCATGGGTTGTGCCAAACAAAAGTGTTTGTTAGATAACCTGATGAACCAGCAGATAATAAAGCTGGCGTATTGGCAAAGTGAAAACGGTTTTCATACCAACCATCTATATCTTTAAAGTCCAAAGAGTTAAAGCGCTCTTGAACATCTTGTAAAGCGTCTTCTATTCTGTTGCCATCGATAGTAGTCTGATTACTAAACTGATGTTTTGTAAGAGTTCTATTTGTCATAGTATTAAGTTTCCTGTTATAGCAGCGACGCCAAACAACTTAGTAGTTGCGTTTAAGCTTGTAACTATAAAGAAGTCGCCGTTGCCTGTGCCTTTATTATCAATAACTGACACTGCGTTAGAGTCTGATTCCTCAAACCAAATACATCCTGTTGCTGAACCTAGCGTTTCACCGTTGATAGTCGTATTTAAAGCAATATAGCATGAGGTATTACTAACTTGCCCAAGTCTTTCAGTATCACCTTTAGGAAATCTTTTAAAAACGCAGTTCTGAAATATAGCTCTTCCACCTTCGTTTATAGTAACTAACGTTTCAGCAGTAGCTTTTGTTTGCTCAAAAAAACAGTTAGTAAAAATAGCATAACCACCTGACTTAATAATAACTGGCGCTGTAAACTTAGCTCCCGGTTGTCCTACTAAGACTGTGTTTTTTTTGACGATAGTTATACCTTTGTGATCACCCTGTTCTAGCCAAACAAAGTTTTCACTCTTTTGACCTTCTTCTGGAGGGGTTCCTGCTCTTGCAAAGTTTTCACCTCGACTGGATACAAAATCATCTAGTGTAAACTTATCAAACCTTTCACTAGTATCTAAGTCTTTGCCAAACAAAAGCGCAGTGTTTTTACTAGTCATCGACCACGCCTCCGTCGTCCTGCTACAGCTTGTAAGGCTACTTTGATTGATTTAATATTAAGTTTACTTGCTTTGTCTAAAAGAAAGCCAAAGAACGTGTAGTTAACAGATTCACCTCTAACTGAATCAGAAGTAGCTATTGTGTCTACCTCTTCTACATCAACAAGGTAGTTACCTTCCAAAGCGTTAGTATTGTCGCCATATAGCGCACTTGTGCCTAACAGTCTATCTTCTAAACCAGCAGGTTTAAATCTGGTTCTAATAGAGTTTTTATTTGCAACCTGCTCAAGAGCAGCTCTATTGATATTATCATCAGTTACATCAACCAGTTGTGTTACATAATCTTTGTAATCTGAACCTGCTACTGTGTTCCAAGGTCCAAACAACCATGGCTTAATAGGCTCACCAGTTCCTCTGCTGCTTATTGATGAATAAGAACCTCTTGCCTTTATTTGCTCTTGACCCTCAATACCGATTTGTGATGACTTATAAATCCAATCAACACCTGTTGTTCTTGTATCCGCAGTTTCTAAGTAGTAATAACCTGGATTCCAAACAATAGTATTCATAGGAGTAGCTAGTGTTCCAGGTGGTGTAGAACCGTAATAATATTCTGCTGTTGTGATTCCACCTATCAAAGATGACTGAGCATCACCTGTGCCAGTTCTATTTCTTTTTTGAAAGGGAATCCAGATAACAGGATTTTTATTATATCGATTTAGATTAGAATAAGGATAAGACGTATTACCAGCGGCATAAGGGATACTAGCATCAAACTTGATATTAATATTTCCAGCAGTGTCTGAAACTTGCGCTGTTCCTGCAATAGTCCCTGGTGAATATCCGCTATAGTTGACTGCTCGTTCGGTGGGCAACATAAAGACGATTGAGTCGTCTCCTGCTCCTGCGAAGGGAACAGTTTGATATTTGGTTGTGTCATAGGAAAACTCTAAGTTAAAACCAAGGACTTGATGATGGCCTGCTTGATTTGTTGTAAAGTAGATGGGCAAATACCATAGCTCATCTTCTTCTGTATATGTGGTAGCTTGTGTTACATCTGCTGATAGTTTGTTGCCCCAGCGTTCTAGTGGGTCAAACCAAACTGTGTTGTTGGTAGAATCTTCTGAACCATCATAAAAACCAATAGTTCTTTTACCTTCGTCAAAATCCCTTGTAGAACCATCAAGTGTGCCGCCTCTACCCCACTGAAATAATCTCCAAGACTTATTGATACCAATATTTTGTGTAGTTGGTAAACCTTCACGGCTAACAGTTTTATTAATAATCTGTTTAGTTTCACTTCCACCTACGGCAAAAGTTTTTGTTTGTGTGCTTGTAAGCCAAGGCGATGATATGTTTGGATTACCGCTTACTTTATAAGTATATCCACCAGCACCATCTGGTTCTGACTCTACAATCGAAGTAAAAGACCATAGATACCAACCGTTTTTATAAATCCAAACTAAGTTTAGTTCTGGAACAACAAGCATAAGTTGCTCATATACTTCATCATAGGTTAGATGCACTTGGCTAGTATTATCTCTAAAGCGATAAACAAAGTCTGGGGAGTTTAAGTCTGTTCCTACAAAACCGTTAGCTGCAAAGTAGTGAACAAAAGGGTTTACTGTGCTATCTGTGAAGAAACGCTTGATTGGAAGCGAAACTTGCTCTGCGGAAAAGCCTGTTCCAGTAGAATACACTCCGTTATCATCAACCCAAAAGATTCTATTTTGACGGAATAGAACAGCGTTTGGACCTAAACAACCTATTTCGCTATGAACCTCAGTCATACGGCCAGCGGTTAAGAGAACACCTTGTGATGGTTGGTAAATAAAAGTTTGATCTTTGGACCAAACGATTACCATCTCGTTAAACGTTTTTATTGCTGTAATATCAGAACGTAGTTCGTGAAAGGTAAAAGTGTTATCACCGATGATAGCGTTTGAAACACCTATATCTGAAAAGTAAATAGATCTTCCAGAGGCATAAACAATACGTCCGTCGTTAGCATCTAAATCTACGATACCACCTAGTTCATCATCTGTAATATAACCATACGCATCAATAAACAGACCATCTTTAAAACTTATTGGAGTTATTAGTGATGTTTCACTGTATTGGTTTGTTAGTGAAGACCATACATGGTCTCTTGAGTTTAAGTTATTAACCCGTTTATCTCTATTCGTTATAAAAGCTGCTGGATTGTAGATAAAGACACCTGATTCTTTTGAACCAAAATAGACTTTACCTAGATAATCACTAAAAAAGAAATCATCACTTTTAGCTTCTTTTATGCTTGAATAGTTTAGCAAAGGTGGTCTTGCTTCAAGAAAACCTCTGTAATAACCAGTAGTTTGGTTAGTCTTCTCTTGTTCGGCAGTGTGATCGTAGAGAACTTCCTGCCAAAAGTTATTTGTAGTTACGTCATAGATGTTAACACAGTAGTAATCAAGGTAATCTGTGCCTGCTTCTGCCTTATATCCAGTCCATCCTCGTGCTAAAAACACAGAAAGGATCTGTTCATGACCAAAATCTGTTACAAAAGTATAAGAACCTAAGTGTTTCCTTAGACCAAACTCCTCGTTATTTGCAGCATCACCAGTTATGCGCGCAGATAAGGGAGCGTTAAACTCCATAAGAGTGCCAAAACCATCACGAGTTTCGTAAAGTCCACGGTTTTTATAAAGGTTTTGGATAAACGTTTGGTTATTGTAGGGGTCGCTAAGAGCCATACCGTCTGTTATTATATCTATTTCTTTTTTAGGACTGGCCATCATATCTCCACTTAAACCCACCACAGGTTGCTTGTTTGTTGCGGCAAACTCTTGAGATACCGTTTCGATTAGCTTTGGTTAAGTCTTCTGCTTCCTTAGCGCTATTAAAGGTAGCGATTAACTTTCCGCTTTTATTAAGTTGGATTACTTTCTTAGACCTGTATTGATTTCCACGCAGAAACTCTGTGTGCTGCTTAATAAGTTCTGGCGACCTTGGTATCCCTTTATTCCAAGAAACCTGTCCAGTGCGATCTGGTGGTCTTCCTGCGGTCATACAGATATTTAACTGAGGCTGATATATATCGATATAGAGTTGTTCCATCTTTACAAGATTTGTTTCTTCACAGTTGATGAGAACACTGAACTTGTGATTATCAGGACCATATTTTTTTAGAGAGTTATAAATCGCTTGCTGTGCCTTACAACGAAGCTTTTTGTAGTCTCTCCATCTTTCTGAGCAACTAACGGAGCTTCCAATATAAGTCTTTCCGTTTGGTGAAACTATTCTATAAATACCTATTTCTCGTTTATGGTAAGCCATATTTTAGTTCCTTTCACAGTGATTCATATATTTACCACCTTAGTAATATGTTGCTTCGTCTGTTCCTACGACGTTATTGTTTTGATTCCATGACCTACCAGTCATAAGGTAAGAATCTAACTCGTTTTTCCTCATAGTAAGTTGAGCCATCAAGATTGGATTAGCAGCAAAGTCTTTGATTTGGTAGTGTTTACAAGCCATAAGTGCGATAAGGTCACCATAATATGCAGCTATTTCGTTTAGATAAACACCAGCACCTGTTGCTGTATTAATAACTGTGAACGGTTCTGTGGGAAAACCAACATATTCTACAAGGCAACTATCAGCTTGTTCGCTAAATAAAAGTTGTGTGCCTCTTAACATATAGCGGTTTACACCGTTTCGCATCTCTACGAGTGAGTTTGCAGCCTGTAAGTAATAGCGTGCTAGCCCTGTGCCAGCATCTGAGCGCGCTACTCTCATCAGACGATACAGCCTATCAGCAACAGGAGCACTGCCCATAATAGCGTTTCCTGAAGCTCCTGGGAGAGCTAAGTCTAAAGTATCAGCGTTGATATTGATGTAGTTCTGAGAAGTTCCAAACAAGTTACTATCTGATTCAGCAGCTTTAAAAGTTAACTCTCTCCATCCTAAGTTTAAAAAGTTTACTTTTGTATCATCATCCATAAAAGTAAGATCGGAATCGTCTACATATTGTTTAAACAGTTCTGCGATTTGTGCTGTATTCATGTGTTATTACTCCGTTGGCCTTCTATTAATAACTGCTAAGTCGTTACTTTGTGCCTGTTGTCGAACTTGACCACGTTGTGTAGTCATAGCGTTTACCAACATAGCGTCTTCAGCAGAACCTTCTATCTGTTGTTCAGCAGCTTGTGGACTTTGAGTTACAAGTCCTTCTAACATCTTATCTTGATCGTTCGTAGGTAAGTGTGTTGGGAATACTCTGTATTTAACTCTATTCTCACCAGGGTTTTTAGGATCAGGTGGAGTGTAAGTAGCCAAGGCAATAAGAATATCTCTCATGTAATCCTGAACAAACTGAGCTAACTCATAATATTCAGGTGTTTTCATGTAATCACCAAAGATTGAAGTGAACTTTGGAATATCATCAGTAGCAAAGATTTCAATCTGTGCGCCTGCTTTAACAGCATCAAGCATGTCTTGGACGTGATTGCGGGATTGGATTTCTTCAAGAACCATGGCGTTGCCTGTCTTAAAGGAGATTTCACGCATAGCCTGCTTTTTATCGATAAGGCCAAGTTCAAGTAAGTTAAGAATCTTAGCATCTCTATCTTGGGCTTCATCACGGAATAGTGAACCAGCTTCGATAAATACTTCTGGCTTATTAACAATATTTGTTTGTGATAGTGAACGCCAAACTAACTTGCCTGTTGTATCCATCATGTTAATAAAACGTTCTTCGGTGTAATATTCTTTCATCAACTGAAGAACAGATTCAGACATCTTCTTAACAGCGCTTTCGATGTTTTCCTGAGTCATAACTAACTGACTAACATCTTGCTTGCCAAGGGCCTCAATAGCCTTGCCAGAGGTCACACCTACTGCTCGCTTGCCGAGTGTAGTTGAGTGAACACCAGCAACGTCCAGCATCTCGCTCTGTAAGCGCGATACATGGTCGAGAACATAGCTAGGCATACCTTTCATCGCTATTTGTTGAGGAGCGCCACCAGCGGCGTTGTAGTAGATCTTTTCACCGGGGGTTCCACGGATTGATGAGCCGTTTACACCAGACGTTTTTGGAATCAACCACTTTGGGTTTGACATCATCTCAACGTTCTGAACGATTTGGTTTCTAACTTTATTGTAGAGGTTCTGAAGATCTAAGATGTTTGACACCATGCCGATGCCCCACAACTTATCAGGCAAGTTTGTGTAACGAATAAACTGAACAGGAATACCCTTGATTGGGCTTTTTCCTTTGTAAAGCCAAGTGTTACCCATAACGATGCCGTAGTTACCATCTTTAAAATATACTGAGTAGATCTCTACACGAGGATAGTAAAAGGATTCACCTTGATATGATTTAGTATGTGGGTAAGAGTTGTCTTCTGATTGGTCAGATGATAAAGCTTGAGCGTCGTTGATTGCTTCCATATGTTGTGGATATGCAGCTTCAAGGTCTTTTTTACGAACAATCTTACGACAAGCGATAAAAGAAGATTCATCTGGGTTAGAACATCCAGCTTCAAAGAAAAGATCGTAAGGTGAGATAACTTCTAGTTTGATACAATCCTCTTCAGCATCGTAGTATTCTTTTAAAGCACAGTTACCGCAGGAGACTAACCACTCAATAGCAGTAGTTAGTTCGCGTTTTACACTTTGACTATGATAAAAATATTTAAGTGCTTCCTCAGAAGACTTCGCTTTGATGATATCTTCGTTAGAAGGTGAAGCAGGCATAACTGAAACGCCTGGATAGTTAGTTGCTAAACGCGATGTTACAGCCCGATACATATTCAGAATCAGGTTTACGATCAACTGATTACGTCCAGGCTGATTCCGAAGGGTTACATACTGTTGAAGAGACTTATCATAACGAACGTTCTGTTGTCCGTTAAGATACATGAGAGATAAATCCCATACTCTAGTTTGATTAAGTTTAGCGTTTCTAGCTGAATCCAACATAGATTTGATTTGTGTAGGAAAGCCATCATGTTCTAGATTGTTTTGCATCAGTTGCTTATCCCCTTATCACCATCTTTGCTAAACTTGTTGTATAAAGCTAAAGCTTGTGTAAAAGCATCACCTTCAGTTTCTTTCTTTTTCTTCTTCTTCTTGTCGTCTTTTCCTGGCTGTTTAGCTAAAGCGCTGGGTTGTTCTAACTCTTGCTCTGCTTCTGAAGCTTCTTGAAAGACTTCTTCTCTTTGCTCTTTATCAGAAACTACGCCACCAATAGCTTTACCACCTTGGTAACCAGCTTGTATAGCTGCTGGGTTTCCTGATCCAAAGTATGCACCGACCGCAGCACCAACGATTGGAGCTATACTACCAATAACATCGCCAGCCGACGTTTCCATAGACATATTTGTAGCGGCAGTTTTGCGTATTTTTGCTGCTTTTCGTTCGTCTTCTTTCTTTGTGTCAAAGACTTTACCGCTTGGTAAGCTTCCTTTGTATTTAGTCATGATATACGTCCTGTAAAGTTGAACTACCTTGCAGTTCTTCTTGCTTATCCCACATCTGGTTTTGGCTTAGTTCCCAGTTAATCTTACTGGTCATAGCACTTAATAAGCAAGACAAATCATACCCTATTTTCGATAACGCTGTAATAGCAGCAAGATAGAAGATGATTTGTAATACTGAAAAGATAGTTATCATAAATATAAACTCCAGAAGAGGGGCAGTCCAAGCGACTGCCCCCCTTCCAAAAATAATCTCTTAGAGAGAAACGCCGATTAGAGCACCGTTTGCGTTAGGACGCTCACAGTATTCGTCACAATACATCCTAAAGTAACCCTCATAAGCGTCGATGCCTCCAGTTCCAACACCAGCACGAGCTAGGATGTTTCCGTCTAGGTCAGCGAATCCAGCCTTTTCAAGCTCTGCTAGTTTCCATGCTTTCGTGTGAAGGAAGTATAACATGTTCTTACCGGCATCTACTGATACACGAATAGGGATGTTATTAAATCCTAGACCACTGAAACCACCGTCGCCCTTACCAGCACTACCAGTGTCTTTGTAAAGGTTACCGGGAACACCAGCAGCAGTAACACCAACCAAGAGGGCAGTGTAAGAAGCGCGCTGTGATGGGTTCATCATGATCATGTCTGGCTCTAAACCTGACTCTGAGAAGATGCTATCAGTAAGAGTCTGCATACGCTCAAGAGCTAAGTTCTGGAACGTATCGTAGTCAGCAATAACGCCACTGTCTTCGACTGAGCGGATAGAATCAGACTGTAGTGCAGGAACACCAGTTGCATCAGTTCGGTCAACACCGAAGTGGCTACCAGAAGCGAGGTTAGTCGCAATACCAGTGATTTCAAGGTTAGCGTTAGCTAGTGCAGCAGCATCACCAGTGATTTCAACAGCGTAGCAATCATCATCACGAAGCGCGGTGAGCACGGCGTAAGCAGCACCAGAAGTAAGAACAACTGTGTTAGCAGCAGTATTTACTGAAGTAACAGTAACGAGCACACCAGCGTTCTGGATTGCGTAATCGCTCATGCGACGCATCTTGACCTGAAGTGATCCACCAGCGGCAACAGCAGCAGCGCGCTTACGCTCTAGCTCAGAAGCATCACCAGAGAAGGGGATGTCCGTGCCACCAGCAGAGTTAGCTAGGGCACCAGCAGCACCGTTGCCTACGCGGGTGTGAATCCAACCAGTAGTTGTCTGACCTGAGAAGGTAGCAACGTTGGCTCTCTTACGAACGTCTTCAACAAGCTTACGAAGCTCTAGGTCGATGTAGTTACCGAAAGAGTAAGCGCCTTTAGCACTTGAGATAGCTGGACCACTTAGTTGAAAGCGACCGTAAAGGAACTTCGCAGTGATTTGAAGCTCTTCGTAAGTCTGGTTACCAGCAGTTGGTAGAGCAGCGCCTTCAGCAGCGAAGCCTACACCGTTGTTACGGGCGACGTGAACAGGAACGACAACGCGCTTACCTGACCAGTCAAGTTTGGCCTTTTCGAATAACTCAAGCATGAGAACTTCTTGGTTGAGCTGTTCCGCGATTGCCTTCGCGTAAAAGTTTTTTAGAACACTATCGAGTGTTGCGATTGATGCTGACATAATAAAATCTCCTTATAGTTGTTTATGTCCGGTCTAGTTAGACCAGTTAGCTTTTAAATAATCAAATAGAGAGTTACGAGCCTGATCCATGTTTTGTGGACGTGATGTCCGACTTGAACCAGGAAGTCTCCCTTGTAGCGAGCTACCAGCAGAACTTACAACAGGTGGCGCGTCTGGTCTTACGACGGGTGGCGCAGCCTGTGGGTTAGTCTGCAAGTATTCAGCGATTGCTTGCTCACGAAGTCCGTTGACGAAAGTAGAGTAGCGCTCTGCTACATCCATAACATCCACATCTGGGTCGTTAATAACGGCCTGAAGAATAACATCCTTTGAAACGTCAGGAAATCGTTGTGTTGCCACGTTGATTTCCGAAGACAACTTCTGTTGTTCGTGTGTTACTTCCATCTGATAGATACGATCCTCATATGTTTGTAACTTGTTGTCCATAGGATCTGAATAATCATCATAATCTGAAAGATCATCATAATCGATTACTGATTCGTAGGACTGCTGAACAGCAGGTTGTGTATTCTTACTATCAAG